GGCCAAGGCGGTGCTGGAGGGGCGTCTGGGCACGGCCAATCCGGAGGCGTTCCAGCGCGGCGAGTTGCAGGGCTTTGATTACGCCATCAACGAAATCCTGCATTACGAGCTCTATTTTGAGGGCGCCGAGAAATATTACTGGGATTTCTTCACCACCGACTGGCGCGTCAACGGCACATCGCAAAACGCCGACGAGCGCGCGATCTTGCGCATCCCCAACGGCTTTTGAGGTGATCCATGTCTGACCCCAAGACGAAAACAGTCTCTCTTTCGGTGCCGGTGACCTTCGAGGGCCGCGAAATCACCGAGATCCGCATCGCCAAGCCCAAGGTCAAAGACCTAAAGCGCATGAACGCGGCGCTCGACGGCATCACCGACCGTCTGGATCAGGGCATTGTCATGGCCTCGGCGCTGACGGGCTATCCGGTCGAGATGATCGAGGATCTCGACACTGACGACTTCACCGCGCTGTCGGAGGTGATTGCGGATTTTTTCCCCAAGGGCACGGCTTCGCCGCCTGGCGATCGGTCGTAGCTGAGGTCGCCCACTGGCTGAACACGCCCCTCACGGCCTTTGACGAGATGGACTGGTCCGAGGTGGTGCTGTGGCACGCCGAGGCCCGTCGTCTCGCGCGGGCGGCGAAAATGAGGTGATCCATGACACAGCTGACATCCCAACTGGTCATCGAACTGCTGGACCGGGTGACCAGCCCGGCGCGCCGGGCGGCGAATGCCCTGGCGGGTATCTCGAACACGGTCCGCGAGACCAATGGCCAGCCCATCACCTTTGGGGATCGCCTGAACGCGGCAATCACCCGCAACGACCGCGCCCTGGCTGACGCGCGCGGCGGGCTGGTGGATGCGGTGGCCAGCTTTTACGCTCTGCGCGGCGCGATCAGCGCGCCGATCCAGGCGGCCTCGGATTTTGAAAGCGCCATGGCCGATGTGGCCAAGGTGGTGGACTTCCCAAGCCCTGCGGCTTTCGCGAAATTCCAGCAGGACCTCTTTGCGCTGTCGCGCGACATTCCCATCGCGGTGACGGGCCTTGCCGACATTGCCGCAGCGGCAGGTCAGGCCGGGATCGCGGGTGAGGACCTGATCCGCTTCACGGATGCCGCCGCCCGGATCGGCGTGGCGTTTGATATCAGCGCCGAGCAGGCGGGTGGCTCGATGGCCAACCTGATGACGGCCCTCAACCTGACCATTGACGAGACGGTGTCGCTGGCGGATGCGATGAACCATCTGTCCAACAGTCAGGCCTCAAGTGCGGCGGATATTCTGGACGTGGTCCAGCGGGTCGGCGCGCAGGCGACCATGTTTGGCTTTACGGCTGAGCAGACAGCTGCCTTCGCTTCGGCGATGCTAGCGGCTGGTGCGCAGAGCGAGGTCGCTGCGACCTCATTCCGAAACATGGGGGCGGCGCTCACAAAGGGCGAGGCAGCCACCGCTGGACAACGCCGGGCCCTACAGGCGCTTGGACTGGACGTAGAAGAAACCGCCCGCTCCATGCAGGAGAACGCGGTTGAGACCACGATCGACGTGCTGCGCCGGATTGGCCAGTTGCCAGCCGAGCAGCGCGCGGCGATCTCGTCGCAGCTCTTTGGCAATGAGGCCCGTGCGCTTGGGCCGCTGATGACCAATCTCGGGCTGGTCGAGGACACCCTTGGCATGGTGGGGGATCGCGCGACCTATGCGGGGTCCGCCTTTGCGGAGTTTGCAGCCCGCAACAACACGTTCCAAGCCAATATGCAGCGGTTCCAGAACGTTCTGACTGAGCTGCAGATCAATATCGGCAATGCGCTGATGCCCGCGATCACGCAGCTCGCCGAAGCCGTCACGCCGCTGATCACCCGTCTGGCAGATCTGGCGAATGCCTATCCGGAGGTGACACTGGCGGTGGTCGGTGCGACGGCAGCGGTGATTGCCTTCAAAGGTGCGATGGCGGCGCTGCGCTTTGCCGGGCTTCTGGGACGCGGGGGTGTCTTGTCGCTGATTGCGGCGGGCTACAACAGCATCGGCCGCGCGGCCATCGGCGCGCGCACGGCGGCAAGTTCCATGATCGGATTGCAATCTGCACTGGCGGCGATGTCTGGCCAGCCCCTCGGGACGCTTGGTCGTTTGCGTGCCGGGCTCACCGGGATCGCGCTGGCGGTCCCGGGCGTCGCGGCCTTGTCGTCGGGTATTGCGGCGATCGGTGCTGCGGTCGCCGCGATCTCCGCCCCGGTCTGGGGCACGTTCGCAGTGATTGCCGCCGCTGTGGCTGCGGCTGGCATTGCCATCTGGCGGTATTGGGACCGGATCAGCGCGATCTTCACCGGCGTGGGACAGGCGATCAGCGCAGCGCTGCAACCGGGGCTGGACTGGCTTGGTGAAAAGCTCTCGTTCCTGAACCCGGTCGTCACCGCCTTCGGCGACGCGTGGCAGTGGGTGCGGGACAAGCTGTCGGGTCTTGGCGAGTTGCTCTCGGGTCTGTTCACCCGCGAGACCCTGTCCGAGGAAGACATCGCCCGGATCACCGAACGGGCGCGGGAGGTGACCGAAAACATCATTGGCTGGTTTGCTGGCTTGACTGCCCGGATTGGCGAGGCCGCCAGCGCATTGGTTGAGGCGGGTCGCGCTCTGATCCAGTCGATCTGGGACGGGGCCCGTGAGCGGTTTGCAGAGTTCATCGACTGGGTTGCGGGCATTCCGGGGCGTATCATTGACGCGATTGGCAGCATTGATCTGTCCAGCCTGATCAGCTTTGGCGAGCCACCGCGTTGGCTGCGCTGGATGATGGGCGATGAGGAGGTCATGCCGCCAGAGATCCCGGCGCCGCCGCGGCAGGCGGAATTTGACAGTCTGCCGGTGGACCAGCGCTCCGTGGCTGAGTCGCTGGCGGCGGCGCGCGCGGCCGGGGAACTCCCAACGCCGCAATATCTGCAAGACCTGTCAGACTATGCCGCACACCTGCGCGGTGAAATGGCTGGGGTTCAGGCGCAGATCAACCAGATTGATCAAAACGGGCCGATGGGCGACAGCCTGGCCGCTCCCTTGCTGGCCAACCTTGGACGGCTGCAGGAGGAATTGGTCGCTGTCGAGGCAGACCTGGACGCGGGTCGCCTGCGCGCGGATGAGGTGACAGAGGCACTGCGCATTCTCGGGGAAACGGAGACCACGCCCGAGATCGACACTGCCTCCATCGACCGAGCACTCACCCGCGTACGCGCGCTGCGCGCTGAAATGGCTGCCGCTGAGGGCGGTGTGGTGGCACCCGTGCCGTCAGTGCAGGAGATTGACGGTACCCGTGCAGGTGGTGGCCCGGTCAGCCGGGACGGCACCTATCTGGTGGGTGAGGAGGGGCCAGAGCTGGGCACGCCGTCGCGGTCGGGCTTCGTGAACACCTTTGGCGCAATCGCGGAGGTGGTGAGCGCAATCCAGCGGCTGCCGTCAGCGGTTGCGGCTGTCCAGTCAATCGGGCCGCAGCTGGTCACACCACCGTCCGTCGTGTCCGCGCCAGATGTAGTCGAGGGGCCAGCGCCGCGGGTCGGCACAGCGGATGCGGTCGATGCACCGGCGGCGGCGCAAAGGGCGCCGCGTGCGGCGTTTCCAAAGATCGACGTACAAATCAGCATCGCGCCGACCATCCACACCACAGAGCGCGTCGATCCTGCGCAGCTCTCCCGCGACATCGGCGAGCAGATGCGCCGCGAACTGCGCGAGGCTTTCCGCGGCGTCTTTGCGGACACAGGTATGAGGTTTGCGTGATGCTGATGATGTTGGGACCGGTGCAGTTTGAGGTGATCCCCTTCAACACGAACACCTATGGCCATGGCCATGAGGCGGGCTTTGCCGAAAAGCCGGTTCTTGGCATTCGGCCACCGCTTGAGTTCGTGGGCGAAGGCCCGGAAAGCTGGACCATCAAGGCCAAACTTTATCCGGAAAAGTTCGGTGGGTTGGGTCAGTTGCAGACGCTCTATCAGGCGCGGGCGTCGGGACGGCCGCAATACCTGATGCGCGGCGACGGCGCGGTCATGGGCTGGGTGGTCATTCTCGATGTGCAGGAACGCTCGACCTATCTTGACCCGAAAGGTGTCGGCAAAGTCATCGACGTGGATATCAGCGTCAAACGCTGCGGCAGCCCATCGTCAGCCAGTTTCTTCTCGCTGCTGGCCGATATCTTCCTGTGGGCCACGCGGTGAGCGCCATGAGGACCTCCCTGACCAAACCAGTCACCGAAACTGTGACCATCGAGGGCGACGGGCTGACCGTCTCCTTGATCGTCTGGCGGCGCTTCCACCGGCCCATGCCCGGTCTGGTCGAGCAAATCTACGACATGAACCCCGGGCTGGCCGATCTTGGCCAGACCCTGCCGGTCGGGACGCGTTTTGAGATGCCGATCCCGATCCCGCGTGCACAGCAGGTGCTGGACCCGATCCGGCTTTGGTAAGGAGGCCCGCCCCATGTCCAAACGCGCGGTGTTCAATGTGACGGTGGCGGGCAGCAATATCACCACGGCGCTCATGCCGGTGCTGATTGGTCTGCGGGTGTCAGACAAGGTGGGCACCCATACCGACAGCGCCGATCTGGAAATCGACGACACGGACGCCCGGATCATCCTGCCGCAAAAGGGGGCCGATGTGGTGATTGCACTGGGTTGGGAGAGTGCGGGCTTGCGGGTGGTGTTCCGCGGCACCGTCGATGAGGTGAAATCCTCTGGCAGCAGGGGTGCGGGGCGTCGGTTGATGATCGTGGCCAAAGGCATGGATACGACCGGCCCCGCCAAGGAAGGTCAGCAGCGTCATTGGGACAACCAGACCATCGAGACGATCCTGCGCGAGGCTGCAGGTCATGCGGGCATTGCAACTGTCGAGGTCGACCCAGATCTGCGCGGGTTGCGGCGTGCGTATTTCGAGATGCGCGACGAAAGCTTCATCGCCATGGGCGAGCGGCTTGCGCGTGAGGTGGGCGGCAACTTCCGGATTGTCGGCAACACGGCAATCCTGTCC